TAATTAAACTTTTATAAATTTTTTCAATATCGTTAACACTATCTTTAACCTTTTTCTCATTAACTGGAGTTAACTGTCCACCTTCATCTTCTATGAGTTTTTCTAAGCGTGCAACTTCATCTGCATAAAGGCTAAAAATATTTTTTGCATCATTAGCTAAACCTTCGGGTAAGTGTAATTTATTCAAATTCTCTTGAATTTTACTCATGGCTTCCCGATATTGTGTAATTTCAGCACCAATATTTAAGGTTACTGATATTTTACGATCATTAGCTCCCATTTTTCCCTCCAATAAAAAAATCGGCATTAACCTAAATTAATGCCGATAATCTTATAAGTCAGCTTGGATATCATCTTCTAAGTAGTAAAATTCTACTACATATGTATTTCCCCTTGACCCAACTGGAACGCCCATCGCCTTAAAATTGGCAGTAACTGGATTAGCTTGCGCGCCCAGCCTTATAGATAAATCAGACATTAATCTTAAATGCGGGATTCTTATAATCCCTGTTACTATTTGTCCAGTTGTATCATCCTTTACTCGCGTTATGCCTTCAAGTTCAACAAAACCTGTAAGCAACCTTTGACCAATTTTAATTAATTGACCACCATTTTCATAGTCAAAATCATAATCGACAATAACATCAATGTATGGTTCTGATATAGTTAATTTATTTTCATCTTGAGTAAACTCAAGTTTTTCACCAGTTTCTTTCTTATACACATATGTACTATGCGCAGGAGTATATTTACAGGTAATAACTCCATTTTCATTGCTTTCTAATACTTCGCGCATTGGCACAGCAATATATTGCCCTTCAGTTGCTTCAACAAGGCGCGCATTGGTCCAAAGGGCCATTTGCTCTTTTGTAAAAACTCCTTTGCTGAAAGTTAAATTGAGTTCTTTGGTTCTATCCCAAATAACTCTGGTTCTATCTTCATAACCACCGTGTGCAGTTATATAATCTCTAACTTCACTCAAGCCAGCAATCTGAATTTGATCAAAATACGCAATTGTTTCACCGGGTTCAATAACTCGATTTCCAATCTCTATATTATAAGTAGCTTTTAGTCTTACTGACTCGAAATCTTTGAAACTACCATAATCCATTATTTTCTCCTAAATAAAAACGGGAGGAATTCCTTCCTCCCGCCTTTAAAAACCTCTATTAATTATTTGCAACTTCAAGTGTATGGTTGTGAATCAGAGTAGCAGAATTACTTTCAGAAACATCTGTACCATTAGCAAGATCATACTTAACTAACTTCATCATAACACCATCAGCAGGACGCATTACTCTTAAACTCATATTGAATACAGAAGGATCACCTTCAGCTTCAAGAGTAATAGTATTCTCTGCATTCATCTTTGCTTTTGGAATGATGAACTGGAAGAACTCGTCACGACCAGAAGCCTCAGAACGAGCATAAGTATCTCCAGTTACATAATAAGTTCCTGGGAAAGAAGCAGCAGAAATTTCGATAACGCCTGCATTAACAGAAAGCAGATCGTAAGAGCAGAAGTATTTATCACCCTTTACGAGAGAAGCACTATCAACTGTAGCACCAGCAGCAGAATAGAACTTTGGATTAACTTTATCATAAGTCTTTCCATCTGGTCCTTCATATTTGCTTGCCCAACCTGCGCCAGCAGCAGAACCGCTAGCAGTAGCAATAAACTCTTCAGTTCTCATAATGTAAGCAGAATCACCACTATAGGATTTAACTGCGCCATTACCAAACATAATAGCCATGGACTTAGCAGAGAACAGAGCATCTTCAAGAGTTACATTGATCTCTTTACCATAGTCCCAAATGATAAGAGGAGGATTTCCCTTACCTCCACGAGCTTCAGCCTGTTCAGCAGTCTGCTCAATGGTAGAAACTTTCAGAGTATCGAGATACAGCACTGGTCTGGTAGGATTACCATCATCGCCTAACTCATAAAATGTTACGTCAGCTACTTCCTTAATGCCATATCTGTCAAGAATACTAGCCATTTAATTATAGCCTCCTATTTAATCTTCTAAATTTCTTATCCAATATTGCGGTTTAATTTTTTTACTATCTCCACCAGCTAATATTGAATCAATATCAAGATTATATTTTTCTTTCTCTTGATACATATTCATCAATATAGGAACGGCGGCATAGCTTAACTCTCCAATATTAAGTGGATTTAAACTCATATTCATACAACAAATTGCTGCCAAACTAGTACTTAATTTTAAACCTAAACCTTTCTTTTCTTTAATTTTATCACGATAACGAGCTTTTGCTTTTATCGCTTTTACACGTGGGTCTTCGTCCGCGCGAGGCGGCTCTATAACTTTTGCACCAGTCGCCTGTCGAATTAAGTTTTGAAAATCAAAAAAATCAGTCTCGCGCAATATACGCAATTCTTCGATCTTTTTTAATTCTTTAATATCTCCAATTAATATTGCTTTTTGTTCATATAAAAAAGTTACAGGTTCATGTATAAAAAATTCAAATGCTTCTTTTGTGATAGCTTCAATTCGATCTCTATCATGATAAGCATTGTTTAATAAGAATTCAAAAGGAGTAAGCAGCCCTTTTAAATCCCACCCTTTCGCAACAAATTCATCTTCAATTTCTTCTTGCGAAAAAGTTAATAATTTATTATACATACCATATTTACTATTTGAAATTATTTCTTTAATCTTAGGCGGATAGACAAGACATATATTTTTAAACTCTACAGGATAACCCAAAAAGAATTGCTCATTCATAATTTACAATCCTATATTCAATTTCATAACAAGACATTTCATCTGTAAGGAAGTTTAAGCTAAAGTCTCCACCCTGCATACGCCCCATACCATTGATAATCTTATTATTTAAACTCTTTTGCAACTCACTCATAATCGCAAAAGGCCTTAAATTAGAATCTTTTATGAACCATTGTGTCATAGGAACAAAAACTTCAAAATGAATAACTATATCTCTAAACTCATTGTTCTCTTGTATACCACGTCCGCGCACTACTCGCATAGAAAGCACACTTTGCGCAGTCTCATAAGGGCCAACTCTTGGCACAATTTTCACGAGTTTTTCATATACGAGTTCTTGAAGCTCTTCTTCTGTTAAATCTGGTTCACTTAGTGGGTCTTTTCCTGTATAGTAAAGTAATTTTATTAAATTTTGATTTGCAAAAAGACGTTTAACTATTCTTTGTAAGCAAATACCCAATTCTCCATAATCTCTAACTGTTTCCATCTAAACCTCCTTTAAACCAGAAGAAGTCTTCATCTTCATCTTCCGTTTCCCTATCAGGCGGCGCAGATAAATCATATTCGTAAACTGGGTCAATGGTAACATATTCAACTCCTTCGGAGGATTGAATATCATAACCAGTTACTCTAAAGTATTCTTGAAGTGGTTTTTCGCCTACAATAAAATAATCATCTTTTCTTACATATGGATTTACTGGCATTACAAAGAAACTACTTTTTAAATTTTCATCATAAACCGTATCCATTCTACTACGAGATTTTAACTCATCTTTCAGCATATTGTTTTGCTGTCCATACATATATGCCCAACTCGTCTGGGTGCTACCGTCGCGCGCAGTCCAAGTTAAGAAGTGAGTCATTTGTAGCATTATATATCTATTATATCCACGTGTTTTTATCTTTTCAAGATAATAAACCATCCAATGTTTAAGCTTTCCCTCTTGATTAGGAAGTCTTAATATGGTTCCATTAGGTATAATTAAATCTGTTCTAGTGAGCAGATAATGAAGCGTTTCTGTTTCGTCTTGTTTATATCTTTCAAAACTACCAGAGTGCCATTCATCATCGTATTTAAATTCCACACGATAAATAGACTTATAAAGATATAAGTCAAACAATTTTTCGCGTTCTGTTTGTACTCGAGACTGATAGTCAAGACCGTACCGATTCAATCTTAACTTGTATATATCTTTATAACTCATTGCCTATTTTCCCCAGCATACTCATACAACTAAAAATTGTACTGCGAAAATATTCATATCTCAGATGACGAAGTGAAGAAATATTATAATATAGGGATAAATAATTAATGCTTCTTTGATCTTCCGGAATACCTTCAAGTTCGATTAAAATAGCGTCAAGGAAGGCTTCCCATTCACCACCTTTTTCAAACTCACAAAGTAAACCATAAAGACGATTTTTAAGCTTATTATTATATCCCTCACGTACTTCGGGTAAAATCATTTTTGCTTCGCTAAATTTCTATATGCAAAAGATTTCTTATTTACAGAACGATAATAATTTGCCTCAAGTCTGCGCGCGGTCTGCTTTTCCGCAGCGAGCATCGCATTAAATTTATCAAGTAAATTTGCTTGAGAGAAATCTTTTTCTTCATATAGTGGCTTAACGTTTTCCCAAGTTAATATATTTCTATTTAGCCATTCACATTTCATGTAGCAAGCTAAAATTTGTACTTCGTCATTGGAGAGGTCATCGGTAAAACCTTCTTCGGTAAATTCTAACGACACACGAGGGAATTTAAACCAACCTGTAGCCGCTTTTAAAAGGGAGAAAAGGTCTGCTTCCATTTCTTCATCAGTCCAATTCTCCCATTCATCATCGAGTATTTTACTAAGAAACGCATCATATACGACCTGTAATTCAGTCATAATTATGCCTCCCGATCTGCCTCCAGTAATTGAATCGCGCGAACCACGTCACGGCCGCAAGCTTCTTGAATTACCTTACACTTATCCATATCGACTATTTTATTCTGAATAGCATAATCAGCGAGTTCCTCAATCTGATTTTTGCTAAGTTTTTTCACCTTATCTTTAAATCCAACAAGGCTTAATTCAGTAAGATAGTATCTTTTTTCCTTATCAGTTAAAAGTATAAGATTTACTGGTTCTGTCGCATCTTCTGGCTCAAGACCAAGCTCTTTCTTGACTTCCATATCTTCGATATAAAGAATACCCATCTT